GTTATTGCGCCGCAAGCCTTTGCGGGTGATGAACCGAGTGTTGCTACCGTTCCGGGTACGCTGACCTCCGGGCAGAACTTGGTGGCGGGCACTGTCCTGGGTCGGGTCACGGCGACCGGCGCGTACTCGGCAGCGACGCTTGCGGGTGTGGACGGCACCGCGAAGTGGGTTGCTGTTCTGGTTCTCGACATTGATGCCACGAGCGGGGCGCAGCCTTGCGAAGTGTACGTTGCAGGGTGCTTCAACACAGCCTGGCTCACGTGGCCAGCGAGCATCACGGCGGCTCAGAAGTTGGGTGCGTTCGATGGTTCCAAGCTGGTACATCGTCCCCTCTACTGGTCTCAGAACTAATCCGCGCACCCACGCAATAAGGAAGAAATCACATGTCTTTTACTACTTACGATACCCAAGTGCTTCTCGGAGTGCTCCGCACTCTGTACACGCCATCGAGCTTTTGGCTCGATAAATTCTTCGCCTCCGAACAAACGTTCGAGCAAGAATACATTGACTTCGACATCTTGGTTGGTGGGCGGCGCATGGCTCCGTTTGTCGCACCGACTGTGCAAGGCAAACCGATGCTCGCGCAGGGCTACACCACGAAGCGTTTCAAACCCGCCTACGTCAAGCCGAAAGATGTCATCGATCCGCAGCGAATCATTAAGCGTCGCGCGGGAGAGCCCTTCATGGGGTCGATGTCGTTGCAGGCTCGCTTCGATGCAGTGACGGCGGATAGCTTGCAAGAACAGAAGAACCAGATTTATCGCCGTTGGGAATGGATGGCGTGTCAGGCGATTGTGACCGGGCAAGTGATTGTGGCAGGGGACGATTACCCGACGCAGACTGTGTTGTTCGGCCGCAATGCCGCGAACACCATTACGCAGAGCGGTACCTCCTTATGGACCGATACGGTGAACTCCGATCCAATCGCGGACATTGAGGCGTGGACTTACCAGATCCAAACCGCAACCGGGTTCGTGCCGGATCAACTCACGATGGGGCTGAATGCATGGAAGGCATATCGCAAGCATCCGAAGGTAACGGCGTTGCTCTCAACGATTGTGCGCAACAGCCAAGATGCGATTCGCGCTTCAGCGTTGTCGGGGGATACGTCTCAGTACGTGGGTCAGGTTGGTTTGAGCACGCTGCCGATCTTCGTCTACAACGACATCTACGAGGACAATACCAGCACCCTCACTTCTCCGGTGAATGTGCCTTATCTTGATCCTACGAAGGTTGTGTTGACGGCGAGCACCGGTATCGGCGGCATTCGTTGCTTCGGTGCGATCTTGGACGCGAAGGCAGGCTTCGCGCCGGCCAGCATCTTCCCCAAGCAATGGCAGCAAGAGGACCCCTCGGTGACTTATCTGATGTCGCAGTCTGCGCCATTGATGGTACCGACGCGCCCGGATTGCACGTTGGCGGCGAAGGTCGTCTAACGACTCAACCGGTGGTAGATATCCCGCTTGCTTGTTGAGGCGGGACTTTTTGGAAAACACGTAGGAGAGATTTCAATGTCAGAGCAAATGGTGAAGGTGAAGGCGTCGCATCAGATCGTGCATGACGGGCAAGTGTTGCTTCCGGGCACGGTCGTTTCAGTACCGGTGTCGTTGGCCGATGAGTGGCGCAAGGCAGGCGCGATCGAAGAACCCGGCAAGGATGAGCAAGTCACGGTATTGAAACCGGTGCTCGGAGAACCGGTGGTGTTGTCGCCGCTGCAAGCGAAGCTCGCCGCGGATAAAAAGCGGCTCGATGACGCTGCGAAACAGGTGAAGGAAGACGAGCAAGACGATGACGACGGCGACGGGTTGAAAGGCAAGTAGTCGTCATGGGTTGGGCACAAGTCAGGCAAGCCGCAAGCGAGATCGTTCACGCGACGTTCGCTTTGAGTGCGCGGTACTACGCTAACGGGAACGTTAGTGGCGTCGGCTTGCCTGTCTCTGTGCGCGTGCATAGCAAAATTGTTGCGATCGGAGATCTTCATAACGAAGGTTATTCCAAGAGTTACGACGACAACGAGACGGTGGTGTTTTCCCTGGCGGATGTCCTCACGCTCGGCGTCAAAGTTGGAGGCGTGTTGAAGGTCGAAGATGGTCGGATCTTCAGGCTACGGGTCAAGACTGCGGTCCTCGATGGGTATCGGGTTGAGTTCATGGTGACGCGCGTATGAGCCTTTTTACCGTCGACATGAGCGAGATCAAAAATCTACGCAGGTATTTCGATACCGCGCCGGAAGCTGCGCAGAATGCAGCGCGCGATGCGATCAACGGCGCGATTCGCTTTGCCTATGCGGAATCTTCGCGCGAGATCCGCAAGCAAGTGAATTTCCCACAGGATTACATCGGCTCGGTGGCGCAAGGCAACCGCTTGAAAGTGTCTCTCTTCGCTACGAAGGAAGTGTTACAAGCGCGGATCAGAGCCGATGTACGGCAAGTATCGCTTGCCCGGTTCGCCAATGACCGCACAACTTTCGGTAAGCGTCCGCGCGGTGTGGATGTCACAGTCAAGCCGGGCCGCCCGGCGAACATGCCCGGCGCGTTTCTGATTAAGTTGAAGGTTGGGTCGAAGCCGGTGACCTCAGACGACTTCAACATTGGTCTTGCGGTGCGGCTGAAGCCTGGCGAGAAGCCGGGTAGCAAACACACGATGGTTCAATTCGACAAGCTCGGTGACCCTGGTTTGTATTTGCTCTACGGTCCTTCCGTCGATCAAGTTTTTAATCATGTGCGCGATATTGTTGAGCCTCCGGTGATGGAATTCCTGACGAGTGAATTCTATCGGCAGTTCGCGAGGCACGGCACATGAGCGATACCGTACGGCTCGGCGTGCTTAAGCAGTTAAGTGACTATCTCGCGACCGAAGTTACGGTTGCGAACGGCTACAACAACACGCTGACGGCCTCCGTATTCCGTGGGCGCTTCTGGTTTTCCTCCGATGATCCGCTACCGATGGTGTCGATCTTGGAGGGCATTACGCCGGATCGTAACCCGGTGACTGCCGGCTACGGACAGGATCTACAAAGCGATAAATGGGTTCTGCTTATTCAAGGTTGGGTGCAGGACGATCACGATAATCCTACGGACCCCGCACACATCCTCATGGGTGATGTGAAGAAAGCGTTAGGCAAGGTGCGCAAGCGTCTCGCCAACATGGAATTCGCCGGGTCGAATACCGCGTTTGAGAACGTTGCCGAAATCGGCATTGAACCGGGAGTGGTGCGCCCTCCGGATCAATTATCGGAGCGTGCCTATTTTTGGCTGCGGGCTGTCGTACAGATTGTTGAAGAAGTCGATTCGCCTTTTCTTTCCCCATAAATTCTAGGAGTTTGATATGTCTCAAAATCTGATCTTAGGCCGCGGCAAGGTGTATTTCGACCTGTTCGCGACCCCTACCACTTACACCTTGACGGGTCGCCGGTACATCGGCAACACCCCGGAAATGGCGCTCGATATTGCTTCAACGCAGTTGGCGCACTACGGCATGGATTCTGGTTTGAAGATCAAAGACGACAACGTGATCCTGCAACTCGATCGCAAGGGTACGTTCAAGACGGATGAGATCTCGAACGACAACATGAGCTTGTTCTTGATCGGCGATAAGTCAACACAAGTGCAGTCAAGCGGATCGGGGCAGACGACCACGATCACGGGAGCCAAGCTTGATCGGTTTTATCAGCTAGGTGCGACTACCGGCAATCCATCCGGTGCGCGCAACGTCACCGTTACGACAGTGGCGACGACAGCCACCACGCCAATCCCGTTGGTGCTCAACACGGACTACACCGTTGATCTCGTATTGGGGTTGATCTACCTCGTACCTACGTCGGTTGTGGTGATCGACGGTACAACCAACGTCCTTGTGACTTACGCCGTAGCGGCCGCGAGCCGGGATCGGGTGGTCACGACCGCAACGGCGGCGGTTAACGGGGCGTTGTCCTTCATCGCCTACAACCCGAAGGGCACGCAGCGGGATTTCTTCATGCCCTATGTGCAGATCACTCCCAACGGTGCGTTCGCGATGAAAGGCGACGTGTGGCAAGAGGTCGCTTTCAATTACGAAGTTCTGAATTACGACCCGACGCTCGCGCACATTTACATGGACGGGCGCCCGTACACCCCGTAGTCGATACCTAAAGGATTAAAGAGATATGTCATTAGCTAACTTGAGTATTGAAACTGCCGTGGTGAAATTCCGCGGCAGTGAATTCACGGTGCGGGGGTTGGGTCTCGATACCGTGGCCGCGCTGATGCAGGACGGGAACCGAGAAGAATTGGAACTCGCCGTGAAGCAATTAGAGGCGCTGTACAAGGCGACCAAAGCGGACGACACGGCAGGCATCACGAGCGGGGTCAATAAGCTCGTGGTGCAGTTGCCAGGGCTTACCGCGAAAGTAATCGCCTTTGCCGCGGATGAACCGGGCGAAGCCGATAAGGTGCGCAAGCTTCCGCTGCCTGTTCAGTTGGACGCCATTCTTGCCATTGGTCGATTGACCTTTGACGGGGAGGACTCAATCAGAAATTTCGTGAGCGGTCTGATGACATTGATGACCTCGGCAACGACGGCATCGAAGATAGCGGGTCAGACCGTCTCGATTGGTATCAAGGCTTAAGGCGCGACGTGTCTTTTCTGTTAGCCGAAGGACACACCAACGCTCGTCGTTATCCGCTGCGTATGGTGTGGGATGAGGTCAGGCTCGCGCGGAGTCGCGTAGATACCTTGCTTGCGTCGCAAGCGTTGCTGACTCAGATGGTGGTCAATGGCTTGTTCTCGAAGGAATCGGTTGAGGCGTTCTCGAAGACGATCAAGGAACTAACCCGTGGCTGACCAAAAAGCAATTGAATTTGCCATTAAAGGTAACGACCTCGCGAGCAAACCGCTCGCGGAGATCGGTGAGGCGGTTACCAAATTAACCGCGGCCCTTGCGGAAATTGTCCCAGCGTCCGAGAAGGGAGAAAAGAATCTCACCGAACTCAAAGAGACCGCGGCGCAACTAAAGGAAGCGTTGAAGGGGTTGTCAGCCGATCAAGCGGTGATCGATCAATTCAAGCTGATGTCGGAGGGGATAGCAGCAAGCGGCGCGAAGCTCGAAGAATTGAAGGCCGGCGCCGTGGCGGCCAAAGCTGCGTTTGAAGGTACCGGGTTATCGGCGGCGAAATTAAAATCCGCGCAAGCGGGCGTCGATACCGCGATTCTCAAAACAGAAACGTCGCTGCAAAAGCAGAACGTCCGACTCAATGCCTTGAAGGTATCCGCGTCGGCGGCCGGTGTCGATCTCAACAATCTCACGCATTCTCAAGCGTTGCTTGATAGCACTCTTGCGGTCGCTGCGCCCGCCTACGCGCGGGTCAATGCGGCCGTGGCGGGGTACGCAGCCAATCAACGCAAGGCGGCATTGGCGGCTACGGAAGCTGCGGCGGCGGCGAAGGCGGCGGCGGCTGTGATTGAGGCGGCGGCGGCGGCCGAAGTCGCCGCGACCAGGGCTATTGCCGCAGCGAAAGCCAAGCTCGCGGCCGAAGATGCTCAGTTCATGAAGGAGCACGCGGCAGCCACCGCGCACGCAACAGCGAAACAGGCAGAATTGCGTCACGAGTTCTCGTTGTTCCCACACGAAGGCCGCACTACCCTATCGTTCTTCCAACGCATCCGCGGTGAACTTCTCTCGATGACCGCGGAGTTTGTTGGCTTCTACGGGGTCATTGAACAATTCAAAAAGGGCTTCGAGGACATTGAAAAACTCGAAGGCTCTAAGAGCCTATTAGAAACGACGTTCGGCGGCGCACAAGCGGCGGCGGAGCAATTGAAGTTCTTAGAGAGCGAAGCCGCTCGGCTGAAGCTTACATACACAGAACTCGTTGCCAATTACGCACGCTTCACCGCAGCGGCCAAAGGTAACGGGGTATCGCTCGCGGATGCGCGTCAGGTATTTTCAACCTTTGCCGAAGTCGCGCGCATCCGGAATTTGAGCGGCGAACAAACTACAGCCATCTTCAACGGATTGGAAAAGATATTCGCGAAAGATACTCTCGCGGCCGGTGAGCTATTTCGCAAGCTCACGATGGAATTGCCTGAAGTTGCCGGGGCGTTCCGTAAATTCTTATCTGAAGGATTGAGTTCCCCTCTCACCACGAAAGCCTTCGATGATCTATTGAAATCGGGGCGCATCACGGCGGCAGAATTCATTGCGTTCACACGTCAGTATCGGGAACAGTTGCAGGAAGGACTACCGGCAGCGACCCGCACGACAACAGCCGCCTTGGTGGAGTTCCAGAATAAATGGGATGAGTTGCGCCGCCAAGTGCTCGAAGGCGGGGTGCTCGATCAGATAGGTGAAGCCTTGCGCCGGCTCACGGCGTATTTCCAATCTCCGGACGGCAAGGCATTCGTATCGGAAATGGCGGAGGGTTTTTCGCTCATAGGTAAGGCTGTTTTGTTGGTGGTTGAACACTTGGGCGTCTTTCGCGAGGCGTTGGAAATATTGATCGGTTTGTGGGGATTGCATGTAGCACTTGTGTTCGTTCGGGATCTCAACAAAATACGATTGGGTCTCCTATCCCTCGCGAGCGGGATAGTCGAATACGTAGTTCCCGCGATCTTGTTGATGACTGCTGAACTTAACGGCGCAACGATTGCTGCAACCGGTGTCAAAAATGCGGTGAAGCTAATCGGTCTTACAGCAACTCTTGCTGGCGCAACGTTCTATGCGGCCTTCCAATTCGGCACGTGGCTTAACAACGAATTCCCGAAGGTGCGCCAGTTCGGTGTGCTGTATGTGAATTTCTGGACAGAGACCGCGCACGTCATCCATGACATTCTCACGTTTTCTATCCTCGATGTTTTTAATCCGACAAAAATAGCCGCGTTGTTGCAGGGATATAAAGATCGATGGGCGGATGAGAAGGATCAGTTAGGGCATGCGGGCAAGCCGAACGCCGCAGATCCGGAAGTGGCGGCGGCGGCAGCGGTCGCGAAAGAAATCGCCGATATGAAAGCCGCGCAGGCGAAGCGTGAAGCTGACGATAAAGCTCATCAGGAAGCGAATGCGGTTAAAGACGCGGCCGACAAAGCCAAGCTTATCGCCGATAGTTTTGATGCGGCGACGAAAAGCGTACGGGACAAGATCAATTCGATGGTCACGGGGTTGCGCAAGAAGACCGCCGATGCCTCGGAAGAGTTCCGGCTGTCGTTGCAGGAAAGTTTAAAACCACTCCGCGATGAAATCGCGCAAATCCAAAAAGATAATCCGCAACCGGAAGTATCAGGTAAGAAGATTGCTGCTTTGAATGCGCAGCTTGCCGTGTATGCGAGGCTCGCGCAGGCTCAGTTCGATAACGAACAAATGGCGAAGAACGCCGAACGCACCTATCAAGATATCAATGTTCTGTTGAAGGCGCAGCGCGACGACATCGAGGAAGTTAACAAGCGGGTTAAAGACGGCACCCAAACGGATCTCGCGGGCAAGATTCAGATCAGGGCAATCACCAACGCAGGCAACGCCGAAGCCCGCACGCAAGTCGATCTCTTGCGTGCATCCATCGAGAAGATGCCGGTTCAGGTTCGCGACAAGCTCAACAATCTCGTCGATCAACTGAAAGAATTGCAGCATCATTTGACCGACGACAAGACCGACACCACGGTTGAAGCGGCAAAAGAAAATGCCAAATCATTAACCGAAGAGTTCGCTAAGCGCGCGGCATTACTCGATCATATTCAGTTGACCTTGAAAGCCGGCAACATCACAACAGCCGAAGCGGCAAAGCTCGCTGCGGATGTCAACACGCAATACGCGAGCCTCATCCCAACGGCTCTTGCGTATGTGAACTACTTGCAGACAAGTACCACGCTCACGCAAGCGGAGCGCGACAACCTCAAGGAAGTTGCGGCAGCGTTAGAAGATGTCTCGTTGAAAGCGAAAGTGGTCAAGGATCAATTCTTAACTCAAGCGCACGTCACCGACATGATGGCGACTGGCTTGGTGGGTGTCGGTAAAGCCTTTGCTCAGTCTGTGGGCCAAGGTCACAAATTAGGCGATGCCTTCCGTTCCGCGGGGCAAGCGTTCAAGAAATTCGCATCCGATTTCCTGATGCAAATCGGCGAGATGATCTTAAAGCAAACGTTATTGAATGCCTTGGGTCAAGGGGGTCCGGGCGGCGGAGTCAGCGGGGGCGTCGCGAATTGGGTATCGAGTTTGTTCGGCGCGGGCGCTTCTTCTGCGGCATCAGCCGCTATTCCGATGGCCGCTAGCTCAGGCACGGCCGACGCGATTATTGCTGGACTTCTTCACGCTGGCGGCATGGCGGGCAGCGGTACGCCTCGGCTTGCAATGGATGGGTGGTTTAGGAATGCCCCGCGCTATCACCAAGGCGCTGTTGCCGGACTACAACCAGACGAGATTCCGGCGATCTTGCAGCACGGCGAAGAAGTGCTTGCGAAGAACGATGCACGCAACGCCATGAACGGCGGCAAACAATCGAACCCGCAACACATTCAAGTCATTAACGGTATCGATCATGAATCGATTGTGAGGCAAGGGCTAGCGGCGCCATCAAATACGAAAGTCATTCTTAACATGATGCGCGCTAACAAAGGCGCGATCAGAACGGCGCTCGCATAAATGTCCGTCGTATGGCCCTTCGAGCCGAATTGGGCTTCTCCGGTGAACGAATCTTTGGAGTGGAACACGAACGTCTTTCGCGCCTACAACGGCAGCGAGACACGTGCGGGGTTGCGGTCGATCGCGCGGCGACGCCTGGCTTATGATTTCCTAGTGCGCCGCGCGGATACGCAGCTATTCGACAACTTGTTGTGGGGTCGACAGAATCAAGCTTTCGTCGTTCCCTATTGGCAGTACAAAGAAAAGACAACCGCCCCGGTGAGTATCGGGGCAACCTCGATTCCGGTCGATACGTCGACAGCCGGATACACAGCCGGGCAGTCGATTGTGCTTTTCTTAAACGCGCGCGTGAGTGAAGTTCTCACGATCGCCAGCGTTACCACGGGTCATGTGATCGTTGAAGCTCCCGGTACCGTGCTTGCGTGGGCTCAATACAGCAAGGTCTACCCGGCGAGCTTTAGCCTGTTTGAATCGAACGTGCCGGTGAACCGACACACAAGTTCGCTATTGGAAGGCACCGCGACATTTCTA